TTGAGCTTGGAATAATTGAAGCATCATTATCTCTGGTAAATCCAATTCTAACTTGACCTTCTTCAACATAAGAATAAGAGGCAGAAATAGTACCAGTTGCAGGAGTGGCAGGGCTTCCACTTACAGGATAAGCAAAGGTATTTGCATCAATTACAATAACTCTTTTTTCAACAACATTGTATTCATTTTGAACTGCGCCAGTTACAGTAACATAAGAGCCACTTACTAATCCGTGAGCAGTTGAGGTAGCTGTTGCAATTTGTCCAGCCCTTACAAGGTTTGAAATAGAAATTGAAGCAGAAGTTTTACTTGGTGAAAATATCCAAACTCTTGTTACACCAGCAATTAATTTTGCTTGGTTAATTAGAGCATTTACATTAAAAAACGAAAAAGGAAACTGTATTCTAAATAGAACTCTTGAGCGATAAGAAGCGTCTCCCTCAATATCAGTCCCACCAGATAATTCACTAAAATCAACAAAAACATTATTATTAACGCCAGCAATTGGGCTTCCTAATGTTAAAATTCCACCAGAAGTAATATTTGTATTTTGTCCTTGAGAGCTTGCAACAACAGCTACATTTGCAGTTGTCCATTGTGCAATAATCGTACCACTTGCACTTCCAGCAGTTCCAGCTTGTGTAAATTGAAATTGTGTTGCAGAAGTTACAGTAATTATAACATTTGAAGCATTAAAATCAGAAGGGCTTGCGCCAGTTATTGTAACAGTAATGCCACTTGCTAAATTATGAGCAGCGGTAAAATTAACAGTTACTAAAGTTCCAGTTCTTGACATTGAAGAAACTGAAACGCTGTTTAATGAAATTGTTGAAGTAGATTGTGTTGTATAAGTTATGCTAGATGCGCTTTGAAGGCTTGTGCCAGAAGGAATGGAAGTTGCAGCAGTTCCTGAAAAAACAACATTACCAGTTGCAGATGTTGCAACAGTTCTTGTAACGCCGTAAGTATTGCCCCATCTTTCTAAATAAACGCCAGTTGCGGTATTTACAAAGAATTGATTAATCATTATCAGAATCTTCTGATAATTGTCATAAACTCTATAAGCTAAACCTTTGATTAATGAACCTAAATAAGAGGTAGGCAAAAACGCCCCGCTGTCTGGCAACTGCGCGGTTACATCTGAAACAATCCTGTTATATACCTCTTTTCTATTAGAGGGTAGGTTTAATGTCATTAGCCGTGGTGTTAGCTTGCATTAATTGTGTTTATCCATAAATCATAATACTGCACAAATTCAGTATTATCATTTCTTATAGCCGTAATTTTCGCAGTTAATTTTTCTAAGTCAATGTTTTTTTCAACAATAATATCAATTTCTTTTGCAATTCCTTTATCAATATACCATTGGAAAGCATCTTCTAAATAATTTTGACAAATATTAACTGTATCATCGTCTAATTTCTCTTGGAAAAGCGTCCAAACTAAAGAGCCTTGCTCAAATCCATCTTCGTTTAATTCGTTACCACTCCAGCCTCCACGAGAGCGAGGGTCTTCAATTGAATCTTCTCTTTTTTGGCAATAAATTGTCATCATAAAAGAAGTCTCAAGACCGCCAGTTAAAGCAAAGTCGCCATTCTCAAAAGAAATATCAAATATTCCGTCAGAATTTTTATGTAGTTTTAAATCTTTAATTGACATAAATATTTTTATTTATAATTTTATTTCTGGTCTAATAGTTAAGTTTAGGTGGGGTTGCCTTTGGTGGCTTAACTATTAGACTACTGCTCCAGTATTGCCAACGCCAACCGTTACTCCACTATGAGTGTGAGTAATAAATGGTTTAGTTTCAATAGTTGTAGTCCCAGTTAAATTGCTTGTTCCGCTAACGCTAAGGTTTCCAGTAATATCAACATTCCCAGTAATATTTACCGCTCCAGTAATATTAATTCCACCTTGTGCGGTAATATCAATTTGCTTGCTATCAGCTGTTGTAATGCTTATTGAACCATCTTGTTTGAAATAAATTTGATTTTGTTTCTTTCCATAAATAATCTTCTCTCCCTCAAGTATCTTAGGGGCGTTGTCAACATCATAAGGGATTACATAATTCATGCCGTATTCATCACCAACGCATAAAACATAACAAGAATCACCAACAGAAGGGCAAACATTATCGCCAGTTGGTAAAACTAAAACTCCACTTTCAACATCAGTAGAAGCAGGGTCTTGAAATTGTACTCTTATTTTGCCAAGTTCGCCAACAAATTCTAACTTCTTTATTTCTGCTATTCTAATCATCTGTTCCTAGTTGTTTTAATATTTTGTTTGATTTTTTTCTTGGTTTTTTAATTTTTGGCTCAAATACAGAATTGGTATAAGATAATTTGTCAACCAAATTTAATCTAACATAAGAGCCCGACTCTTTGCTTAAATTATAGGTAATGTCTTTTATCAAAAGGTTATCATCTACTTGAGCCAAGTTATCAGTTATCTGCACCAATTGATTTGCTTGCCAAGGCTCATTTTTTTGCGGCTTAATAAAGTTAGAAGGGCTGTTTAATGCCGTTGCTAAAGATTTAAAAGTAATTGGTCTTAAACCTTGTCTCCATCCAACTACGCTACAAGAATAAACATGAGATTTAGAATATCTAATATTGCATTCCCATTCAGCTCTATCTTTACATTGAGAGTTGTTTAGGTTAGCCACATAATCAACAAATTTTCTTGTTTTTCTTATTGATTCGTCATAAAAAACACCGCTATATTGAACTACATTATTTTTTAAACTATCAATAATAGAAGACTGATTTGGGGCAGGAGGGTTAGTAGCAGGATCAATAGTTTTGATTGGATTAGTTCCAGTTGAGCTTGAAATTATTTTGTATTCATAATATCTATTTTTTAAATCCCTTTTAACGGAAGCATCTTTTATATTATTTTGAGATGTATCTACTGTTGCAGAAGCTCCGCTCTCAAGTAATCCACCAAGTAATCCACTTTTTTTATTAAGTTCAGTCAAGTTTTGTAATTTCACAAGAGCTTGCTTGTTGCCTATTTTTCTAATAATAATATTTCCATTACCATCAGTGCCTAAGACTAATCTTCTTTTGTCAGCTAGTCTTTGTATTAACTCGTAAGCACTTTCATCTTTACTAAATCCAATTCCTTCGGAATTAGAAAATGGCTCTATATCTCCATATTCGTTAATAACTGCAATTTGATTTTCTGCCAAAGCCAAGCCTTCTTCAAAAGAGGTTGGAATATTAAATTTACTTGCCAGAGATGTTAGGCTTGAAGGTATTTTTATTTTAGAAATCGAAGTTCCTATTTTTGTAGCACTTAAAACTTCATAACCAACAGCTTCTAAAACCTTTTTTAAAACATTCTCAAAGGTTGTAGGTGTTGCAAAAACTTTGTTTGATATTCTGCTATCAATCAAATCAGAAACTTTATCTCTACCAGAAAATCTTACATCACAAGAGCCAACAGAATAATCAATATCAACCTCATCAATATAGCCAGTTAAAAAAGGCTCATCATCTAAATAAAGTTTAATTCCTTGCCCTTCATAGAAAATATCGGCATCTTGAGTTGGAATATTTATGTCAATATTAAAAGTCTTTCCAAAGAAATCCAAACTTTCATTTACAGAAACGGATTTAAAGGTTTTAAAGCTAACTCCTGCTATATCTATTGTTATGTTATCTTCAAAAGCCATTATTCGGAAAGTATATTAATATTTCCGCTAACAAAAGCAGGGTCTTCAATATTGTTTAAAAGAAGTATCTCGTCAGACCTATCGCTAGTTCCATAATAATTATATGTCAAAACCGCACTTGGTACACTATTTGTTTTTATGCTAACATAAAACGGCAATGTAGTTCTTAAATTTTTAAGAAATGCTGTAGTTCCAACTTTTAAATTTTGTAAGTTGTAATAAACATCTTCATCTATTTTATCTGGGTTCAAACTATCAAAAGCAGTGCTTAACCTTTTAATCATGCTGTCTATTTCTTCTTGCGAAGTGTAATCAATATTTGTTGATGCAAGGCAGGCAACAGCTAATGAGGATGTTTTAAAATAATTGTCTAACTCTTGATTATTTATGTTAAGCTGTTCATTCCTTGCAGAAGAAGCTGGGTATTGTTCGTTTTTGCTTGAATCAAAAATATTCAAAGCAATGTCAACCATTGTTTTAAAACTATCTGTAATTGCAGATATTGCTCCAAATATATTTTGAAATCTTCGTGAAAGATTCGATGGCGTTTGCATTAGCTCTGTCAAAGAAGCTGTTAAATCTGCAATATCAGCAACAAAAGCCGCCGCTTCATCGGCAACGCCATTTATAGTTGAAACAATGTCATTTACTGTTTGTGTAGTATTTTTGATATAATCTCTGGCAGTGTTAGCTGCTTCAATTCCTATGTCATAGTATTTAACAAGAAAATCAAAAGCAGCTTTAGCACTTGCAAAGTGTTGATCGAACCATTTGGACAAAGCACTTTTACTAGAACCTTCTTCGGGATATTTATTTACAGTTGATTCGGCAAAGGTTACTTTATACCTAGCAATTCCTAGTTGGTTGATAAAATCTTCATCAACAGAAGCAGAAACAACCACTACTTTTTTCTGGCCAATTGTAGGATGGGTTAAAGTTCCTCTTCCAATTGCGTTTAAATTATCTTCTAGCTTCTTTTTAGATCGTTTATATCGTGAGAAAGTAGTTTCTTGAATTTCAATATCAAAGTCATAAATTCCAGACTTCTTACCCATATCTTGAACATATCTTTCAGAAGAGTTCGGATATTCGTGAATAACTGTTTTTCTTCCTAACCCGCTATCAGAAACATTCCTTGCATAAAAAAGAGCATTTTTGCCATTTATGCTATAACTTGCTTTAAAAAATCCGCTTAGTATGCTCATAAACCTCCAGCAATTACAGTTCTAGGTCTTGGGGTCATTCCATAAGATCGAGATTCTTGTTTTATAGAAATTCCAGTAGGTAAATTTTCACCAACTATCTTAACAATAACTTCTTGTTGTGGCATAGAAGATTGAGGGATTGGTGTAAATTGATTATTAAAAGGGTTATCGTTAGCAAAGTTTTTTTTATAATATTCAAAGTTTCCCTGAATAAGGTTTTCTTTAAGTTGTGACCTACCCTCATTACCACCGTTTTTAAGATCGTAAGTGAATGCACCAACAGCTTGACCAGTTATTTCTGCCCCAACTTCCGCAATATCATATAATTTCCTAATTCCTTTTAATGGTGAGCTATTCCAAACAGTCCCCATTATTTCTAATGATTTTGTTAATCTTTGTATTCCATTGTCTAAAATAGTAGTCCAATCATTAATCATTGTTCCAGCTTCACCTTGAGACAAAGATTCAACTAATAATGTCCAACTAGTGGTAACCCTATTTAATCTTGCCCCTAATTTTTGCATAGCAATATCTAAACCAGAAGTAATTTGAGCGTTGTTATCAATATGTCTTGACACATTGGCTAAAACATCTGAGGTAATTCTTCCATCACTTACCAACTTTCTAAATACAGGTTCAGTAAGACCTAAAGAATCAGCAAATAGTTTTACGGCACCTGGTAAAGAATCGCCCAATTGTCTTTGTAACTCCTCTAAATTAACAACTCCTTTAGAGGTCATTTGAGTTATCGCATTCATAACCAACTTAAATCTGTAAGGATCAATACCATATACAGTTGATAATTTAGCAAAAGATTCAAATTCTTTTCGTGCTTGTGGTAATGATTTTTTGCCAGCAGATGCGGCTAAAAATTTAACATATTCTTCTTTTGTTGCGCTTAAATCTAATCCAAGAGTTCTGACAACCTTTATCAAATACTGCATTTCATTAGCTGCTAACTGACTAGAGGAAGTTGTTTTGTCGTAAGAAGGAAGCACTGTTTGTAAAGTTGCATTTAAAGCATCAAATTGTCTTCTAGTATCTATAATTTCGCTAGGTAATCCAACCACTTTATCAATTACAGAATAATATCCAACTGCTTTGGCTACACCTCCAAAAGAAACGCCATCTCCACCAGCGGAAAAACTGCCTCGTCTTGATGGTCGTTGAGTTTGTGGTTGAGGTTGCGATGGTAATGTTGATTCTTGATTTATTGTTCTACCAGTTCCAGTAACATCTATCATTGGTCTTTGACCATAAGACATTACAGCGCCGCCTCTTGAATATGGGACTATTCCAGTTCCAGCAGCATCTCTTCTGTAAGTTGAATTAATTGGTATGTTAAAGTTTGGGCTATAAGCTTTAGGATTATAAATTCCACTAGCACTTCCTCCGTTCATCATAAAGTTTCTAGAATTAGCAACTACTAATCCATTTGCATAACTTTGTTTATAAGCCATGTCAACTTTAAGTTGCCTCATCTTAGCTCTAAGTGCCGTCGCATCAGGCGCAATAGAGGAAGATCCACCATATCTAGTAAATCTATTGCCATAAGGAACTAAGGCATTTTCTAGGCTTCTTCTATAAGCCATATTAGCTCTTAGTGTTGCCGAAGAAATTGAAGCACTTTGAAAACCACCACCAATTAAACTAAATCCAGTTTTTGCTTTTTTTATTCTTTCAGCAGATTTTGCAATTTTGTCATATTCTTTTGAAAGCTGGGCAAGTCCTTTAAAATCGCTACTATTAAATTTAAATTCTGTAAGTTTTTTTATTTCAGATAATTCTTCTTTTAATTTTTTTGTAACTTCAGAAAATCCATCTAAAACCTCTAAAGTATATTTTATAGTTCCTTCACTCATCTTCTATACCCTCTATTTCTTGAGTTAGCTAACTCTTGAGCTTTCTTTGTTTCATCAGTGGCTTTTTTTTGCTCGGATTGGCTATCTTTTACAGCTATATCATACCATTCAAATAATTCAGGGAAAGCCATGTTGTTAATATCGTTGTAGGTAAAAGCATTAGTGTATTTTAGGAAACTAAATAAGGATTCTCTAAACTTGCGCCTTTCTACTTTGTCGGCAAGAAAGGCGATATGTCTAAAAAATTTGAGGTGTACTCCTCCAATAATATAACAGAAGCCCTAAAGTCTAAATCATCAATTTTAAGTTTTCCGCCTTCAACTGGTGCAATATAACCTTTTTCACAAAGAAAATTAAGAGCTTCAAACTTTTTATTCATTGTTAATAAATCTAAAAGCTTATCAGAATCGCAGAATTTAAGAGATAACAAATTTACTTCTTTAGTCTTCTTATATTCGCTATTAATGAAATAAGAACATTCTGATAAAAGTGGATATTTTTTTTCTCTTAATAATTCAATCATAATTAGTTAGTTAAAGTTACTTTAGAAGCGTTCCAAGTTAAGGAAATAACGCCGTCAGAGCTGTGTTGAAAAGTAGGATCATTCATTAAGGAAGCATTTTTGTATAGTCTGCTTTGACCAGCGCCATCTGGTATAATTTTAAGTATATGACTGCCATTACTAGCTTTCCAAGCTTGAATTATAACCATAGGATCAGAATCGCTATCAGAATCAAGCATCATTATATCAAAAGTTATTTCAGATACTTGAGTTTCTAAATTTTCCGCTGGCAAGATAACAATAGAGCGACCAGACATTTGCGCCCTTACATTAGTTTCTCCAAATCCAGCTTTTTCAACTAAAGTATTTGGAACATAAAGAAATGTTTTACCATCTATCTCAATTCGCTTTGGAGTAAAAGTATCTACCATATTTTATTATAATTGTGGTGTTAAATCAAAAGTAAATGAATCTAATTGACCCATTAAGTTAAATTTCATTGAACCAGTAACTGCTCCAGAAGTATTAACTACAACGCTTAGGTTTGTTTTAAATTCAGTTTCAAGTTCTGCTGAATATTGAAGCACATTATAAGGAAAATCAGTCAAATCTAACCAAAGCTTAATAATATAAGCTCTAATTGATTTTTCGTTAGCATAAGTTGCTAATGGATTGTTTGGTAAATCTCCGCTAGTTAACCCAGATTGAGCATAAAAACTTTTCATATTTTTGAAAATATACTCTCTGGCAATAGTGGCGCAATCAGACTTATTTAATGTTTGATAAGTATAACCATCAGCAGTTGGAGTAGCTTGTTTGTAAGCAGTTGTCCAAAATTTATTAGTAACTGCAACAATTCCGCTTTCATCCATGCTTAAAGTTGAACCACCTAAATCACCCAAACCTTCAATTTCAATTAGAGTAAATCCTTTTCCAGTTGCAATCGTGTTAAGATCATTAAGCTTCATGTTAGCATAAGGCAAGCCAGCAGTGAATAAACCACCTCTGTTATTGTTGCTCATCATGAATGAGCTAATAGAAGCGTTTTCTTTTAATCTTTGCGCTCTCAAGCCAGCAATATAAGCTGGTAAAACATAATCTAACTCAACAATTTCGCTTCCTTTCCAATCAGAATCATTCACTAATTTTAAACAGATATAAGGAGTAATTACTTTTGAAGCTAGTGTTGCAGGAGCTAAAGCTGTTACATGGTTAGCATAAGTATCAGTTTTGCAAACTATACCAACGCCATCTAAGATAGCATTTCTAGTATTAAACTTAGCTTCTAAATGAGTTTTTACACTTGCCAAAAAGCATACTGGGAAAATAATATCATATCTTGCAGCATCAATTTTAGATAAAATACCAGTCAAGACAGGATCGGTTGCGCCACTTGTAAAAGCTGTTATTGTTGCAGCAACTCCACTTGGCAAAGTTTCAACTTTAATAGAAATTCTATTGCCTTCCGTTCCATCATTTTTAGCTGTGAAGGTAACTGTTCCAGTTGTATTTGAAGCTGTTACAGGTGAATTACTATCAGCAGTAATAGCAGTTACTAAATCAGCACCAATAGTTGTTGCTGTTGAGGCTGTTGTTACTGCAATTGCATATTTGTTTTTAGTGTAAGAACCCACAGTTACATATAAAGTGCCAGCGACAGGAGTTGAGGCGGTAAAAGCAACTGATCCAGTAGCTTGAACGCCAGAAGCATTATCCGAAACAATAATTGCATCCAATCTTGTGTTAGGGCTTGCTTGTCTAAAAGCGTCAATCATTAAATGACCAATTGAGCCAGCTCCACAAAGGTCTTTACCCGCATTAAGTCCAGTTCCAATATTTGAAACTAAATTGCCGCTTGTAAAAGAACCAGCAGATGTTCCTTGAGCTAAAATTAAAGGGATTCTTGCTCCAGCATTAATTTTTTGTAGTGAAGATTGTAAATTAGCTTCTGTAATAGGATAAGTACCAGCCATAATTATTCTTTTGATTTAGTTTTAAGTGATGATTTTGTAATAAGTTGGAAGTTAGATTTATTTTCTTCAAATCTAAGTTGTTCAAACCAAATGGAATCTAGGGGAGTGTTAGCTTCATCTACTTCAATTTCTATTGAAGTTTCTGCTTTATACCATTTTTTCTTGATATAAAAGTCTTTTAAAAACTTTAATTCTGCTTTCATTTTTTATTTTGTTTAGTGTGGTGAACTAAAAATTTGGTAGTGGTGATACCTTGAAAATAATTAAACTTATAAAAAAACAAGTTGCAATTAATATTAACTGTTATTAACTTTAAGTTAATAATCACCACTTATTAATATGAACTTAGACCCGAACTTCCTAGCCAAATTAGCACAAGAAAGTGCAAACGAGACAATCAAAAGCAATTTTAGAGATTACTTTAAGAAATTTGCTTATCCGTTTATTCATCCAAGTTCTCCACTAATTGAGACTTGGAGTATTGATTTAATGTGTGAATATGCTCAAGCCGTTGCTGATGGTGAAATTGAAAGGCTTATCATAAATATTCCTCCTGGTCTAATGAAGTCCACAATATGGTCTTCCGCCCTCCCTTCTTATATTCTCGGACGAACTCCTTATGAAAAAATATTTGCTATTTCAAACAAAGAAAATCTTGTAAATAGAAATATCGGTTGGACTAAAAGAATTACTGAAACAAAAAGATTCCAAGAGCTTTTCCCAGAATTTAAAGCTGATGATCGAAAAAACACAGAAACACATTTTAGAACCACAATGGGTGGTGAAATGCAGGGCTTTGCAACAGAAGGAAATATTACAGGTGAGAGAGCAAATTATCTTTTATTTGATGACTACATGTCTTCCACAATGATGCAATCAGAAGCCACTAAAATTAGGCTTTTGAATAAGTTTGCAGATACATTTGAAAGCCGTGGAAGCGTAGTTAGAAATAGCTTTGTAATAATAGAGCAAAGACTTGGCGTAAGTGATTTAACTGGCTTCCTTTTAAGAACTAGAGGTAAGGAATATACTCACTTATGTTTGCCAGTAGAGTTTGAGAAAAAACAGTATTTTTATTTTGGTGATTTTAAGAAAGAAATTAACGAAGGAGACTTGCTTGCCCCAGAATTGCCAAGATTTACAAGAGAGAAAGTTGACGAACTCAAAAACCGAACTGTAGATACTGAAACAGGAATTGCGAATGGCAAGCAAGTATTCTATACGCAATACATGCAAAAGCCAGTTGCAGAAGGTGGCAACATGGTCGATATGAACTGGTTTCAAAGATTCGACCTTGAAAACTTGCCTTATATGCAATTTGATTCTGTTTATGTCAGTGCAGATACAGCTCAAAAAGTAAAAGAAATAAATGACCCTTCTGGGTTTCTCAAATTTGGTGTAAAAGGCACTTCTGTTTATCTTATTGATCGTTATAATCAAAGGGCAATATATCAAGATACAAAGAAAAATCTTCTAATGTTTGCCTCTAAATTTCCAACAGCAAACTCTATTTTAATTGAAGATGCAAACACTGGTTCATCTTTAATTCAAGAGCTGCCAAAAGAGTGTAGTTTTGGTATAGTGCCAATTTCTCATGGGGGAATAAAAAAAGAAATTAGATTTTACAATGCAACTGGCGCAATGGCTAATGGAAATATTTATATTCCAAAACAAGCAACTTGGTTATTTGATTTTGAAGATTCTTTAATGCAATTTCCAAATGGCTCTCATGATGAAGACCCAGATTGTCTCGCTCAATTTCTTAGTTGGTTTAAAAACAACTCTATTGATTGGGATAAAATGTTTACGGTGTTTTAAGACTCCTCATCAACATCGCCATCAATTTCCATTACAGAAGTTTCAAAACCTTCATTATCTAAAACATCAAAGTCAAATGTTCTAAAGGCGAATACATCATCAGGTTCAATTGCATCACCTTGGTTATAATAAGCGTTAGCTTGGAAAATATACCTATAAACAAAAAAAGCTCGGTTAAATAAAAATTCTCCATCACCATTATATAAAAGACTTGAATATTTTCCTTCTACTAAAGGAAAAGAGGGTTTAAATCCAAGTAATGATCTAAAAATATAAGGCATATATGAAAATCCTAAATCTTTTATAGAACTGTATAATAACCTATCATTAGTAGAGCCACAAGGAAGGAAAATATAACAAACTGCATTTCTATAAAGTTGACCTCTAATTAAAGAACCATTTAAATTATTACCTATTCCATCTCCACTATTTGTTTGGCTTTTTGTCGGTAAGCCATCTTCAATAACAACCATAATCCATTTTTTAGATTGATTTGTTTCAGATTCGCTTTGAAAAAGTGCCTCAGCTTCTTGAAAATTATTTACTCCAGTTATACAAGGATCAAATCTTGCTGAAATAGTGCCTTGTGCTGGCGTTCCTAAAGTCGAAGTGCAAGCAAAAGTAAATGTTGTAGAGGTCGGCACAGATGCAACAGTTTTATATCCGTTGTAACCATCTTTATAAGTTGTTAGCTGAGTAATTGTGCCAGTTGCTGGGGTTACAGGATTACCGCTTACTTCAAAAATAAAAGTGTAAGCATTAATTATTTGTTTGCATTGTAAAGATCTGGCAGGGCTTGCAGCCGCATCTTGTGTTGCACCATGAACAGTATAGGTAAAAGTTGTGCTAGTTGGTACGCTGTTAAGTGTAGTAACTTTGTTGTAATTCTCATTACTAGCACCAAAAATTTGTACTTCAACATTTGCATTATTAACATATCCGTGCGCTGTCTTAGTGGTAACTGTTGCAGTAGTTCCGCTAATTGTTATGCTTTCAATATCAATAAGAGGCGCAGATAAAAAATGGTTTTTATCAGTATAAAGCGTTTTAGTTCCATTGTAGTCAGATTGATTAGCTCCACTTATTTCAACTGTTGTATTGCCTCTAATTAAAGGGTGCTTGCCCGATGTAATTGCTAAAACATAATTACCAACTCTTGTTAAAGATGTAATTGTTAAAGGCACTTTTGCCCCAACAATTAAAACTTTTTCTCCAACTGCTAGTCCGTGAGCTGTTGCTGTTGTAGCCGTTGCAACTCCTGCTGTTTGTGTTAAAGAACTAACTGATAAATTGGTTGTAAAATCACCAGTATATCTTGGTAATATTGCTTTAAGCTGGTTTACTATTTCCTCTGTTTTCATTTTAATTAAAAATGTTTATTATTGTCTTGGTCATAAAGACTAACTATTTTTTTGTTTTGATCTATTAACTTTGATCCATAAGAAGAATCATTGATATATCTTTGTTTATTATTAATTTTATCCTTACTTATCATTAAACTTAAAAGCCAATCACAGCAAACACTAGCATAGACTATTGTTGGAGATGGTAATTTTTCTTTATTATCCTCACAAAATTTACTAAATTCTGAATATGTTTTTAAATTTAAATATTCGTAGTAAAATTTTGGAAAAAGTAATTTAAATAGTTTTAATTTCATTTTCTTAATTTATTTCTTCTTAAAGATATGACTAAGTATCTCTTTTTTTAATATTACTTATTCTATGACATTTTTCTAAAGGAATACAAATAATCATTCCAATTACAAGAAGAGACGCAAAGCTATATAATTCGTCATATCCCAAGTAAAGTAAAAATTTATATAATCCATAAACAAGTAAATATAATGCAAATCTTGCCCAATTAAATATATTAGTTAGTTCTGTTTTCATTACTGCCTCGTGTTTTTTAATCCATTACCATATCTTAAATCTAAGATTGTAATAGTATTCTCATAATATTCTCTGTAAACTAAAAAAGCATTAGTTAAATATTCAACTTTAGCTTCTAGGCAATTAATTCTTTCTTTATCGGTTTTTGGATTAATTTGTTTGCAAAGCTTGTTATATTCTTTTTCTGATTTTGTTTGCAACTTCTCGAAGTGTTGAGCGGCATCAACTGCGTGAGCTGGTTGACAAGAGCTAAAAAATGACATTAAAAAAGCTATTTGTAAAATTTTTTTTGGTAAAAAGTTTTTAAACATTTTTTAATTCAAAATTGCGGTTAGTTCTGTTTTCTGTTAATTCAACTCTAGGAAAATTATTTATTGATTCAATTTCAAGCGCAAATCCTGCTATGTAAGGTCTTTTTTGGTTATAATGCACTATTGAATAGCCATATAAACCGTCACACTCAATTATTTTTAGGAAATCTTCCCACGAAACAATTATCTTTTCATTAGGAAGTAAAGTACCTGCAAACAAAAGAACTTGTTCGTATATTGATTTTGTAAAAATTTTAGTCATATTTTTTAAGTTGTAGTTATTTTTTTGTCAATTTTAGATTGAGTATTAACTTATGGTTAATAAAAATAACTTACAATAACTATTTTATTTTAGAGTTTATGGCTTGTCTTATGTTGTTCATAATGTTGCCGCGAGCTAAAGTAATTGGGCGAATAAGGTTGTTTCTTGGGGCAATATAAGCTCCGCTTTCATTTCTACCGCCTTTCTCTTGAATAGCCGCATAAGGTGTATTTGCAGAAATTTCTAATCTATTAGTACCAAGTGTTTTCCCTCTAACGCTTCTTGCTAATTCTCCAGATAAGATTGCAGAGCTTTCTGATCCACTTTTATTTGAGGCTTGATGATTTATATATCTTCTTCTTTTCTTTACAATTATTGGGTAAATTTTGCCTGTTTTAGGCTTGTTCATCTCATTTTTAATAAGTCCGCCTGTTGTAGTTCCTGCGCTACCTGCAATTTCTATTGAGCTATTTTGCAAGCCCTTTCTAATTCCTTGTTGAATTATCTTGTCAAGATTAAAAATTGATTTTGGAATTTTAGACTTAACATTCATATTAGTGTCCTTACTTTAATAATTCGCTCTCAATTAGTTTTACTATCAACTATTACTAATTTTTATGGCTATAAACTCGGCTGATTAAAGTTGATATGTCGGGTGTTGCTTACCATGCAACTAGGTAAAAGTAAGGACATCCACTATTTAACAAATACTAAAATAATAAGCAACTTGATTTTGGAATTTTAGACTTAACATTCATGCCATTCTTTTTTAAAATTAGGCAATCCCATTTCTTCCCAATTAGTTGGAGGCTCTGTTGCTTTAAAAATAATTTGATTATTATTTAAACAATTTTTATCTGCACAATTACATTGTTTGTGAAAAGAATAATGTCCTTTTTTTGTAAAAAGTAAAAAAATTAGATCATTGTTTTTTTGATATTTTTCTTTAAAAAAAGAAGGTGCTTTATTAACAAATAAAATATCACTAAATAATTCGTTGTTTAATTGGAATTTTTCTCTAAAAAGATTGAGTATGTTAGGCATATTATATTTTAGTATTTGTTAAAGTCGCATCACCTCTAATTGAGCATTTTAAAAGCGTTAGTTCGCTTCTTCCTTCGTAATCAGGAATTACTTCAACAATTTCATATCTATTGCCAGCATACTCTAAAAGATGGATTTTTGAGGCAGTGATTGCACCATAACGAATAAAGAAATGGTCAGTAATTTTGCCAATCATATTTACGCCATCAAATATCTCTTCACCACTTACACTTTTTTGTAAAGCCCAAGTTGCAACAACTAAAGTAAGATTTAGATTTGGATCAACGGCAGTGGTGCTTGTAGCTTGCTTTGTTTTCTTATAAATAGAAACATAGGCTTTCATATCACCTATACAAGCTTTAGCTGGTCTTATTTTAATTCTTGCACAACTTCCCATCTTTACTAATCATTTTCATTAAAAGGGTTGGTTTTAGAACCATACAATATTTATTACCAGTCAATACAAAATATTTAAAAAATAAATTCATCCACAATGGTCTTAATAAAATTCTTTTTCTTTTTATCATATTAGAAATCAATAATTTTAAATTGGCTGAATAAGTCCATTGCTGCTTGCATATCTTTTGAACTTGCACAATCCCCTCTATTTTCATAAAGGTAAGTAATAAATTGTAAAAGAGCTTGTTTTGCATCTTCTGGCACACTTGCATCAGAAGAGCCATAACCAGCAACAAAGTTAATTACAACTGCTTGTTTTCTAATGTCAATATCAGATGGAAATTCTTTGTCAGCTACTAAGTAAATTGCAGAATAATCAGGTAAGTCTGTAATATAATAATTAGTGGAACTCCAAGTTGTCAAAACTCCGTTAAGATAATATTGAACTGAAGTGATTGATTGTAGCTTAGATTTTTTTAAAATAATTCCGTTGTCATTATATTTCGGAGCTAAGGAACTTACACCTGTATAATAATTAAGCCCATCAACGCAAGGAAAAGAATCTAGGTAAGTTTTATAGGTCTTGTTGATTAAATCTCTGCCTGTTATTTTTTCAAATGTTGCGGCACCAGATTTAATAACGGCAGTGATTAGATTATCATCAGCAGTAATAGTGCTGGGTACTTTCAACCAAGTTTTAACATCAGACAAACTAACTGGCAATGTTGATCCAGCTCCAGTTACCAAAATATAGTTAAGTGGTTGCTGGAAAGGTAGCCAGTTAGTGTTGTTTGCCATTACGCTAATCTTCTATTTACTAATTTAATTGTAGTTGCCGCTCCACTTTGAGCAGTTCCAGAAACAATCTTTAAAAACCTAACTGAAGCAAAGTCAGCAGGGTTTGTTGCATATTGCCCAGATACAGCAACAACAGCGGTTAAAGTTGTCCCATCAGACATTCTCTTTAGCGGCACATAAGTTCCAGCTAAATTGTCAGAAACTGTAAAAGTAAAAGCAGTCCCATTTAATGCAGCATCGGTAACAAAGGCTAAAAGACTAGTACCTAATAAATCCACTGCATTAGATGTTGTTGCGCCGTTAGCAATTACAACTTGTAAATCAAAATTAATAACTGGTTGAAAGTCTTTAGTAGCCATTAGCTTAATGTGATTTCGACTACAATAGTTGCTCTAACTGTATTAGTAGAGGCATTATTAGCAGTAAAGTTGATATTATTTCCTGCAACAACAGTATTTAAAGCGGTAGGAGTTGTAGAATTTACTTGACCAGCAGCAGAGCCAGAAAACGGAATTGTAACTGCGCCACTAGTAATTGCAGTTGATCCAATTCTACCTGTTAAAATGGCGTTAGCTGTTGCAATAGCTCCATTAATAATAGTTGTAATTTTGGTAATAGTTCCCGCAACTGGAGATGGTAAATAAACTACCGCAGCAGAAGAAATATTTGTCATATCAACAGTCAAATAAACTTCTTTAAGTGATTGACCAGTTGCAGTTTCAACTGATCCACCAAAAATATATTTATTATCGTTGCCAGAGCCTGGTTGCTCAATTCTATTTAATACATTTGCTGTCATTATTTTTTACCTTTCTTTTTATTGTTAATTTTAATTTCTTCTTCTTTGTTTTCAGATACTTCTTCAACAATTTCAGAAGTTATTTCTTCTTCTTTGTTTTTAGGAGAAGAAAAAATAGCTTTGTTTTCAAATTTTGATAACATCTTTTCTTCTATAAATTCTTTAACGATACCTTTATTCTTCCAAGACTTAAACAAGAACTCGTTAAGCTGAAGTCCATCAACATTATAAATAGAATCTTTGACAAAATCTTTAACTGTAATTCCATTTATAGAGCCGCTTACATCATTTAGAAAAATTGCTTTTTTCATATAATTTTAATTTTAATTTTAAAGGAGGATTTTAACCCTCCTTTAATTTTTTTAACTAAGCGTTAGCTTTGCCAGTTTCTGGAGAAACTTTTAAAGTTCCTTTAATAGCAACTGCCGCCACTGGAGTTCCGTTTGTATGGGTTCCTGTTGCGTTAATTAACAATTTAAGGTATTGCTTGTTGCCAGGCACTTTGTAAGAAATCTCAAAGTTTTTCTGATCTTCAGTTGGAGCGGCAACTACAATTGATGTTGCCCCGTCTTGCTTAACGCCATTAATAGCAATCAAAAGACTTTCAGAATCAGTAACATCTGCAAATGTAGAGATATCTGAACTATCTTGCAATTTAATTGTCCAAAAAACGCTTCCACTTAAAGTGTCGGCTGAATTTCCCATATTAACTAAGAAGTCAACGCTTGAAGCATCTGACATATCAATTACTGTTGGCGTAGCTGATGCTGTTAAAACTTGAGCAATAACAACATTTTCAATTTTAATTGAATTAAATATTTCTCTTGATGACATTTTAAATTATGCTTTAATTTTTAATATTTTGTAAGCTTCGGTATTTACAACACCGCCACCACTTCTCTTGCGAGCTGAAAACTTAACAGCACCATCTTGAGTATAAGGGTCTCTAAGAATAGAAACTCCTAATCTATCAACAATAGTGTATGCAGTTCTAATATCGCCGAACATAATTGGTAATTGACCAGCAACAAAGGCAGTAGTTAAACTAGCTTGCAACATGTCATCACAGAAAACTACAGGATAGCCTAAAATTGAATAAACAATTTTACCTTCCTTTGGATCTCTAAATGACTCAATAATATATTCGCCAGTTCCTGTTTTGAGTGTTAAGATTTTTGAAAAGAAAGTTACTCTTGACATCAACCAAGCAGAGTTATTGTGATAAATTGCTTTCAATTTACCAGCTAAATTTAACAAATCATCACTAGTAACATTAAGTGAGTTTTGTGTTTCAACTTGCTCTACTTTACCATAAACAGTGCCATTAGTGTAAGAAAGCAAACCTTTAGCTTGTCCAACACCATTACCAGACACAAAAGATGTAGCTTCTGATCTAGCAAATTTGTTAGCTAGTTTTCCGATAACATAAGATTCAATGTTAATAGAGCTATCTTCCAACATTTTATTAGAAATAAGAGGTTTAGCATAAATTTCTTCTGCTTCAATTCTTACTTTGCTAAAAGTTGTATTAGAGGTTACATTTTTTGTTGCTAGTTCTGCAACATAAGCTGCTTCAAAATCATCAAAATCAACAATTTGTTCGTAGCTATCAGTAGAAATATTAACTGAAGTAGCTAATGCACGAATTGGTGAAGTCTCAAATGATTTTTGAATAATAGTAGTTGCCATTTGAGGGCGAACTAAAAAACCACCTTGAGAATCATCGCCTACTTGCAAAGTTTTGATTTCAGAGCTATCAAGAAAATTAAGATTCATTGATTTTCTTAGCAATTTTTCAAATGAACTTTGATAAGCGGCAAGTTTTTCAGAGGTGACTTCTTCTTTTTTGCCATAAGCAAGTAAAGAATTAGAAAATGTCTTAACTTCTAATTCATCAACATCATTTGATTTGCCACCCATATTAGGTCTTGATAAAATAGCTTCACGAGCCTTAGATTCTTTTTCAAGATTTTCACGAGCCTTTCTTTCTTCAGCAATTTCGTTTGCTAAAACTGAAGCTTTCTTTTCGTGAGATTCCATAAAAGTGCTAATTTTTGTAGATAGTTCTACATTATTAGTCTTTACAGCTTCTTCTAAGCCTTTTACCACTTCTAAAAATTTTTGTTCCATAAAGTATTATTTAAAAATTGTTTGGTTTTGAATTGAAATTAATAAAGTATTAAGTTTTATATTTTGCGTTGCATCTCGCAATGCCTCTATTGTCTCATCGCCTTCAACATCGCATTGAACTTGATTAGAAAATTCTTTTACTTTTGAAATAAGTGTTTTTGCCTCTTTATTAGAAAAGCCACTTTCTTTCAAAATAGACTCTACTTCTTTAATAGAAGAAACCTCATCAAGGCTTTTACCTTTTAAAGGACTTGTTAAAGAAGGGTCATTAAACTCTTTTTCCATCGCAATATATATGTTGTTGATAATTTCTTTGATTTTAGCCTTATCAGCTTCGGGAATATTAACGCCTTCTCTTGCTCCTTCTAAAACTCCAGCAATAGCAAAAATAGCTCTTGGCACAATATAAGGCTCGCCGTCAATAATATCTATGAAAGGTAATTTGTAGGCATCGAAGAATTTTGAACGACCATTATCAAAATACATAAAGTATCTGTTGTAAGAAGCGGCAGGCTCATTTTCGCTTTCAGTATATTCTCTTATTCTTTTTTCAGCACTTGAAGAGTCCCATTCATAATTTCTATCAGCGAAAGGAAAGTTAGTTGTTGGATTAACTGTTTTGATTCCAGTAAGTCTTGCTTTGTCATTCATTGGAAAGGTAACTACTGATCCTTCCATTAATTGAGCTTTATTAATTGCCCTGCATCTTTTACCTTCAACTGTTTTAAACTTGCAATCATCTGATTTAGTCATATAGCCCATTGAGAAACCAGAAATATCACCATTTTTAAGGTTGGCATATTTTTCAGCAGCGTAAGGAACTAAGAAGTTGCCAGTTTTTTCATCACGCATTAAGTTAAACTTAGCGTTTTTGAATTTTACACCATAGTTATCAAATTCTATTTGGAATTTACCAATTGGCTTCTTAGTATCGTGGTCAGCAAGTAGTGGGTAATATTTTCCAACAACCTCTTCTTGAAAGGCTTTTGAATCTAAAATATCATTGCCAAAATCAATATTATTAAAGGCAGCAACATAGCCTTCAAAAGAGCCATCTTCTTTGAGTTCTTTTATTTCTAATGTAAATTGCTTGTAGCTTAATTCCATAGTGGTGATTATGGTTAATAATATTTTGAATAAATGCTATTGCTTATTAAATAGCAATTAATAATAATCTCTATTAACTTTAAGTTAATAATTATTTATGCGTGGAACTTCAAAAACATATCAATATTTAATTAGAATAAGAGAATTTTATTCTGATCTAGTTGAGCAAGGAAAAATGAAAGAACCTACAAGAGAATCATTTTTTAAAGATTATCTTGGTTATGGTAAAACTTATTGGATAAAGCTTTACGAGAAAAATGATTTAAGAAAAGTTTTCTATGTGGTTATAGAACTTTTAGAAGAAATCAAGGATCTACGAGAAGACAGGGACAATTTAGAAAAACAACTTAATGAATTATTAAAAAAATGAAAAAAATTATAATCCTATTACTATTATCGCTTTTAGTCTCTTGTGCATCAAAACAAGAGTCAGTTATTAAAATTATTGAGCAATCAGGTAAAATTGAAATAACTCTAAAAGGCAAGAAGTGGCAAACAATTAAATCAACTGGTTCTGCGGCAATTCTTGTTAAAGATGAAGACGGAATTGAACAAGCAATGAATGTTGCAACATTAAGAGCAAAGGCAAATATTGTTGAGTTTTTAAATTCAGAAATTTCTTCAAATAGAAAAACTGAATCTAGTCTTAACTCCTCTTTGCAAGAAAAACAATTAAATCAAAAAGTATTAGAGACCATTTATCAAGAAGCAAAAGGTAATATAAAATACTCTTATGTTGTAGAAAGAGAAATTAAGCAAGACTACGCAAAAGTGGTCGTACTTTTGGATAAGAATGTTTCAGATCTAAGTATAAATTTATCTAACTAAAAATGTTTATAATATTTCTTCTTTTATTTTCTTTTTCTGCAAATGCCAAAACTGTACAAGCAACTGGTTATGGTAAAGATAAGAAAATTGCATTAGAAGACGCAAAAACAAAAGCGGTTGAAATGGTTGCTGGTTCTTGGGTTGATTCTTCTAAAAAATCAGTTAATGGATCAATGCAGCAAGAAATAAAGCAATTTACAACTGGAGTTGTTGAAAATTACAAAGTTATTAATGAAAATGAAACAAGCATAACAATTGAGGCAAATGTTATAGCCAGAAGGGATAACTCAATTGATAGTTCTTCATTTAAAACTAATCCAAGCCAATTAGTTGATTCTTTTCAAAATATTGAGAATGAAAAAAAATCTGGTATGGCATTAGATAGTTTGTATAAAGCTATTGAATTTAAGGTAAAATCAATAAAACCGCTTAGAAAAGAAGATGATCTTTTTTATATTAGCGTTATTGGCAAATACTCCTATTCAAAAAAATGGCTTAATGATTATGAAGAGTTTTCTAGGCTAAATACAAATTATCAATTTAAAATTTTAGATTGTAGACGAATTATTGCTATTGCTGAATTTGACCTTGGAGATAAAAAAGAATTTATTGCATCTTATCAGTCTGTTAATGTTCAAAGAGCTTATTTATCAGAGAACCAAGATAACTTATGGATTGGATATAGTGAAACAATTGAAACTTTCTACGCTTTACCAAATATTGAAAATATTAAATCGGTCAAAGTTAATTTTGTTTGTGAAAATGAAGATTTAAAACTTTTGCTGAAAAAATAATATGATAAAAAAAGGAATTAAAATATTTTGTACTGAAGATCATTTAATCGCTACGGTTTTAGTAGATATTAAAGAAGGCGATATAATGAGTGCGTCAGATTTTAACTGGCATCAATCCATTTTAAAAGACGGAGAAACCGCTCCTTCCTGTAAATTATGTGGCAGTCATTTTATTGCAAGCAATTCAAAGGGTGAGGGATTTTTTTTGAATACCAGCACTTACAGACAAATATCATTTAAATAATGAATTACTAAAGAAATAATATGTTTTACGACAATTTTACCAAAGTAGATAAACAAGAATTTGAAAAATTTCTTATTGATAACAAAACTTTAGAAAAGCATGTATCAACAATTAGTTTTCCAGAAATTGTTTCTTATCATAAAAAAGAAACGCATTATATAAATGACGCAGTTGCCGCTTATGTATTTCCAGTAAATATTGGATCAGTAAATTCTCCCGAACAATTTTATATAAAGAACTAATATGTTTATAAGAAGTTCGACTGCTATTAATGATCGCTTAATTAAATTATCAATAATAGAAAAATGTTATAAACGAACAAGTTACGAAGCACATTATATTGATCTGGAAATATGCAAGTGTAACTGTTCCGAAGAAAATTATTCTTATAAATACGAATCACAAGAAGCCAGAGATAAAGCCTTTGAAGAACTTTGTACTTATCTTACTAGCAATTACAAATTAAGGGATTTTACTTAGAATAACGAAAGTTAAAAGAACGCACTGCTTCGATCATAAGAAGACTCGACAACAGGCAGCGGGTCGAAAGAGGGGGGAGATGTTTAGAGTTTTCGGGGAATTAACAGTGCTTTTCTATTTAACTCTAATCTCCTCAATGCCTGATTTATTTCAAATACTCAACATAGCAACGGCATCTCAAGCTTTCAGAAGCTGGAAGCTTAGGATCTCTGGGCGTTTGTGCTAAATAACCACCGACAATAAAGTTTTGATTTAAAGGTACTGTTTGTCCATTTGCCGCTAAATGATTTGGTCTAATTCTATCATCTAAAAATCCACGCCAAACCTTTTTTATCTGCAATCCAAGATTTAATGCAATTAAAGTTGCTTCTTCTTGTCTTGACCAGCTTTCAGCACTTCCAACCAAAGTTTCAGCAATTAGCTCTGCTCTTGATTCTTCCTTCTTATCCAAAGCAATGTTTATCTCTTCCGCAACTTCGTTATCCTTAGTTTCTTGTAAAGCGGCTAATTCTTTTTTATATTTTGCCAATTTGCTATTCAATTTACTTAAATCGGTTTCTCTGCCTTGAATAAATCCTTGAAAGCGAATTTGCATTATTCTTTGCTCTAACTCTTGGATAATTGTTTGCAGCTTTGCTTCTTTTCTAATGTGTTTGGTTAAAGCATTGATTTGGGCTTCTGATAGCTCTTTTGCATTAGTGTTTTGAATATAAAGGGCTTGGCGTTCACTTTCAGTTGCTATAAAAAGAATAGCCAGTCTTTCAAACTCTTTATTAATGTTTTCTAGTTGATCTTGGTTCATCTCAACATCTAGGGCTTTTTTACTTGGCTTGCGTTCTAAATAGCCAAAAGTCTGGATTGTTTCCCTTAGGCAGTCTTTAGAAACTTTTAGAAAGTCGGGGTTGTAATTTCTTGCAACTGATTCAGCATTTACGGATTTAGTGGCTTTGTAAAGATTAATAGCATCTTGATTCATTTGACGAAAGATAGCACGGATAGGCTTTATATATCGGCTTTCTATCTTTCTTTTTTCTATGTCAATGTTCATTTACTAATTTCTCCACTTCCTCATCAGAATAAACTCTATTACCTTTAATATCAAGAGTTGTGTTTAAAAGCTTAGTAAGAATATCTTTTTCTGTCTCTTTGGTCTTCATTCTTGAGTTTTGGATTTGTTTCCATTTAGAATTAGCCCAAGAGCGACCAGAATCTCCACCCCAAAGCAACCAAGCGATATAATGATTAGAAGGTTCGCCGTTAGGTTTCTTATTTTTGCCTTCGTTCACTCCATGTCTAGCAAAATAAGATACCATTCTTCCAATTGTTTTAGGCGTTAGATTCTCACGACTTCTTAATTGAACGGCGCGGGCTACTCCAACTTCAGTTCCACCTCTGCCATATTTCTTACGAAGTTCTAAACCACGAGCGGCATTTCTTGCCATTGTATCAGTAGGCTTTAGATTAATCCCCATAGCCTTTTCTTCTGATTCATCGTCTTCTTCAAATTCAGTCTCATCACCTTCAAGAGTTTCTTGCTCTTCCTCGTCTAATTCGTCATTTTCTTCATCTTCATCAGGCATATTTACCATTCCTGCTGGAATACCAATAGTATCACTCATATTTTCATCACCAGCAACCGCAACTTGGTTTCCATCAACATAAAGAGCATCGCCACCAACTCCGCAGCGTCCTAATCCAATAAATTCTCTTAGTTCGTTTGAAGTAGCTATTTTAGCTGCTTGTAAAACTTTTACTGTGTCAAATAAGCGAGGTTGCAAAGCTGGAATTGAAGATTCTTCAAAACCAATCTCAAAAACACCATCATCTTTGTAAAAGTTGGAATAAACAAAACAGTAATAATATTCACAATATTTAGAAAGAAGCGGCAGAACGGCTTTATCATAAAAGTTTAGGTTAGCCTCTTTCATGTTTGTATTTGAGGTGAACTCACCTTCAACCATAGGAAGCGGAATATTTAGTTTATTGTAAATAGCCACCCTCATTCTTCGCATCAACTTCTCAAAATCCATGTCTTTGAGGTTTATATCCAAAGGCTTAACATCAAAAGGCATTCCAATAAGTAGGTTCTTGCCAGCATTATTAAAACCAGAGTAAGCACTTTTTAAATAATCTCTTATTTTATCTAGCTGATCTTGATTTGGCGGATTTGATCCATCTTTAGGAGTAAACAACATCTTAGAAGATAAGCCATTCTTCAAAAGGTTAGCATTGTGTATTGACGCTTCTAAATACTGATTAATTTCGATTTCAACATTCTGCAAAGGTGAATCACCATAAAGCATTGAGAATAGTTGATTATTGGAAGGTTCTTTCCAATGCAATAACACTCCAAAGCCATCATCTTCAACATAAGCTTCAATTAATTGCCCATTTATGTTATTTATATAACTCTTATGGAAACATTTTTGTTTTCCATTTGGGTTGTAAAGGTAATATTCTGGGTAACCAGACATGTCTTGAACTGGCGTAATGTAATCAGGGCGTAGATTATAGACTTCTAAGGGACTTTGATAAACACTTCTCTTGTCAGCACTTAAAACACCAGAAAGATAAATATAATTATTTCCAGTGGCTAAGTAGTGTATAAAACCCTCTTGCTTAAAATCTATCCCAGTTTGCTTAAAATTAGGTTTACGGAAAGTTTTGACAAAAGGGCTATTCGTTAAAGCTATTCTTGATTCCTTTTCAGCTTTAGCGTAAGGAAAAAGAGCAACGCAAGAAGTTTCACTAGCTATTTTATTTATTGCATCTCCAACAGGAGCGACTTGGCAGTAATATTCTAAATATTTAGCAGATGTGGTGCCAAAAGCAAAATCATTAGTAAGAAAGTTAAACAATAGAGGACTGTAAGCACTTCCCTTTTTTTCTAAGTAATTTAGAGCTATCTTTCTTTTAAAGTTCTCAAAAGCCATGTTTTATTATGTGGTGAGTAGTAATTCGCCAAAAAATAATTATAAGCATTTAATTAGCAAGAATTATTTATGGCTTATTTTATAAATTCCATCTTCATACCTTATTTTTACCTCTAATTTCTCCCTTAGCTCTAAAATATCCTTCCATTTGCCTTTTCCATAGAATAGAGGGTTAAGATAATAAACACCTCTTCCCTCACGAATAAGTATTTTGCTTTCAGACAATTTGGTAATATATTGATTTACAGTATTGAAGGTTTTACCAAGTCTAACGGCAATATCTCTTTTGATGTAGGAGTTGATTATAATCTTATTTCCATAACTCATGCACTTAATTAATTCATAAATCAACCCCTCTAAGCCAGAAGGCAGATTTGATAAATAGTTTATGTGCTTAATATAGATTTTGATGTAATCATCCTCACCAGCAATCGAATAGCTTTGAAAACTCTCTTTTTGGTGAACTTCTCCAAATTCATCAATAAAATTGGTGATTGTTTGGTTTTTAATTCTGCGAGCCATTATATTTTTAAAATTTTGTAAAGGTTTCCAATTTCTTAACGCCACCCATATAACTTAATTTTTCCATTGTCGCATCAAAAGCCGCTGGATTTTCTCTAATCCATTTTATGTCTAACATTGTTTTGTTGTAATAGCAATTGCCGTAGTAATCATTTTACTTTCTCCTTTTCTTTGCTAAATCTTTCTTTATATTCTTTAGTACCTTTCCATAAATATCTCTCAAAACCACATTCATCAGCCATTTTAGCCTCAAACTTTTCAGAAAGTTCATTAAGTATTATCTGATAAGTTTGCTCCTCATCTTTTACCAAAACAAATCTTCCTTTTCCATATGTTCTACCATCAAACAAACCATTGAAGCGGTTTAAGGGGTCTTTCTGGTCTTTGAATTGCTCTCTGTACTCTTGACAAGCTGTATCAATAAAAAAATATCCAGATGATCTAGTGAAAATAATAAAATCTCCACCATATAAAAAATCCTTCCCAAGCTCTAAAAACCTTTCAAACTTACCGTCTTTGTATTCTGCTAATCTTAATTTCATTTCATAACCTCATTTTTAAATTATTAACCCCTAAAAACTTACCAATTAAAAACTAATAATCAAGAGATAATATATGTGAAACATTTACACTTGTATATCCACAGTATACAACTTATATATCCACAGTATAATAGTTATATATTGGGGATATATAAGTCAAAAATGTTTCACGGGCTGGAATAGACACAGAGAGTAAGGATTCCAGCTTTTTTTTAAAATCCATTTCCTATCTCTATTTTATACATGTTATTATCGTACTTTTAACAAACTCGGACAAAAAACAAATTCAATACATCTTATTATTAGATTTTGAAAAAAGGTTTAAATGGAAAAATTTTTAGAAAACTCTAAAATGGATTTTGGAAAATAAAAAAAAAGAAAAATCAGTTTTAAAAAAGAGGGGGGTAGGAAGAGTTTTAGAAATGTTTAATGGGTGATTGTGTATTTATTAGCAGAAAAGTGTTGTGTGAGGCTAAAAAGGGGGTTTATGATTGTTTTATTGTGGTTGTTGAGTTGTGGATTAGGTCTGGTGCTGATTTTTTTTTAGAAATGGTTGGGGTAGGTATATCCAAACATATAGGGGGGGGTCGTCTATTTTTCAACAATACCCCCCTCGATTCCCCGCCTATCTATTTCTTACCACCACCGCCAACATTTAATTTGACATAATGCATATTATGGGTGTTGTCTCAAGCCTTGTGTCTCTAAGCTCCAACCACTACTTTCAAATTCTTCTCAAGTAAAACTTCTATTGATTCCTTCACAACTCGCAATTGTTTTTCGTCAAGCTTTTGAATTAGATTCTTGATTGCCAACATTGCAATATCTGAACTAACTTCACCAGCTCCCGCCGTTGCTATTGTGTTGGCGTCTGCCTCAATATACTTTGCCGCGAATTGTAGTGAGTTGAAAGCAAGTCTCCCGTCTCTCATTTCCTCAACTTCTCGCGCGTTCATTCCCTCGCCGTAAGATCTAACAACTTTTTCTTTATTATAATTTAGAAATTCATCCTTTGCAATTCTTGCAATTTCCTCTTTTCCAAGTCCTGCTTTTTCAAACGCTTCAGCCAGCGACTTTACCGCTTCATTGCTTTTGAGATAAACAGACGCTTGACTTATACTAAGACCAACATTTGAAGCCGTACTTTTCAAGTTGTTAGTTTTCAAATATTCTTTAACAACTTTCCTTCTGTTAATTTCGCCAATAGTTTTTTTTCTTTTGGCACCTCTTTTCGTGTTTCTTCGGGAACTCTCTTTTTGCGCCAAGCTTTTAAAATTCCCCAACTCCGCTGCCGCTACTTTTGCTTCTCTCTCTCTTAACGCCGCCGCTGC